AACATGAGATGTATGATGGTTCTGAGGAACACTACGTGATGAGATTAGGATGGAGAATGCAAGCAAACACCGCAGCTGGCTACTGTGGAGCTCCACTCCTTGGACTTAAAATCGCTGGCGCAGATTGCATAATGGGAATACATGCAGCCGCCCAACCATCTACGGGTACAGCAATATCGTGCTTAGTAACGCAAGAAGCTTTGCTAGATGCGCTTACCCTATTTCCTGACCACGCACAAATGGTTGACACCACCGAAAGTAGTGATGAATACACCAGGTTGATCGTTGATCCAACCGTTAAATGTCAGGCATTGGAAGGTAATTTCACCCATCTCGGGAAATTTAATATACATGACGTTATGTCGTCAAAATCCCAGATACAACCTTCCATAATACAAACCATTTTTCCCCACCCACCAACCACCGAACCCGCTTGCCTCCACGGAAATGACCCTCGTTTGAACCCGGATGTAAAAGGTAGTAACCTCTTAGCTGTACAACTTAAAAAGTACGGGGATCCACAAATCCCTTTGCCGAGAAAGGAACTACTTGAAGCTTGTGATGACATACAACAAAGATTCGCAGCTTTTACAACTGATATCAAACCCCGCGTTATGACTGAAGATGAGGCGATAAACGGAATTCCTAATGTGCCACATTACGATCGAATGGAGATGAATACCTCTCCTGGATTTCCGTATATTAGAGAACGTAAAGCAGATGAACGTGGCAAGAGATTTCTATTTAAGAACACCGGTACTGAACAAGACCCACATTATGAAATCTCATCAAAAACCCTTCGCACGAATTTGGATAGACGTCTTAAAATGGCAAAGAATAACGAAAGACCCATCTCCTTTTGGAAAAATTGCCTGAAAGATGAGCGCCGACCGACTGCGAAGGTCAAACAAGGAAGTACAAGAAGTTTTTGTGCGGCTCCAGTTGACTATTGCATAGCAGTGAGGATGTATTTTCTCGCATTCTGTGCAACATTCATAAAGAACCATACAACATTCTTCTCATCAGTAGGTATTGACGCTGATGGCCCGGACTGGACATTTCTCTATAATCGTCACGCATTGAAAGGATTATGGGGATTCGACGAGGATTTCAAAAATTTCGACGGTAAGGAAAAGGCTCAAGCGATATGGGAAACCTGTCGCTTAATCAACGAGTGGTACAATGATGGACCTGAGAATGCTCGGGTTAGAAATGTCCTTATTGAAGAAATGATACACACTTGGAGTTACTGCGGCGATTTTGTATTTCAAAAGCATGTCGGTATGCCTTCTGGCACTCCACTGACTTCCATTTTTAATACTATAGTACATGCGATTTACACCCGTATTTGCTATCTTATTATAATGAGAAGGTACCAACGTAAAGAACTCGCCTCTATGCGAGTTTTTAACCAGCGTGTATCAGACTCCGACTTCGGAGACGACGGAATCGTCACCTCAGATCTAGACATATTACGCACATTTAATCGTCAAACATTGTCATTAGTGTACGCTGAGTTTGGAATCCAATATACATCGGCTAACAAGTCTAACGTTCTTGAACGTTATAATGAAATTGGTAGTTTATCCTATTTAAAAAGAGGATTTATACGCCACCCAACTTTCCCAGATCGTTGGTTAGCACCGATTAACCCGAATTCAATTTTTGAACTCTGCAATTGGACCACAAAATCGCAAGATCCCCAAGCTCAGCTATTGTTAAACATCTCCGACGCACTCCGTTTCGCGCACAGTTATGGTAAAAAGTTTTATAGCATTTTACGAGAAGAAATAAGAAAATCCCTCTATGAGGTTGATATCAAGACTCATTTACCATCGTGGCATGAGCTTGACTCTGATTGGATCGCAAAATGGAATGAAGAAGAAGTTACATCTATGTGTTGTTAAGTTTCGTGTTTTGTCTTATCATCTCATCTTATATGTTATATTCATCTTTTAGGGAGCAATGCTGCCCGACATGACAGTTTGTACTAATATTTATTAGTCCCATTTAAGTACTGTCCTTCTATATACTTTTAATAAACGACGCTACGCTGTAGGAAGCCGACCAAATTGAGCTTCTGACCGTACCATAAGGCATATGTAAGCCCTATGTGGAAATCTACGAACAGTGATGGCCCCCTCCCCCCCTCTAAATTTTCTGTTGTTTATAG